AACAACCTCAAAAGAGTTGTGGCATCTGAAATTGAAATCGGCCATGGTTCCAACAAGATCAAAATGCAACGTGGTGCCAACGGCAGAGTAAAGTTTTTAGATGAAAACGACACACCCACACCGGTGCTTCAAATTGTGGGAGATGATTCCACAGGTGTATCACTCAACAGCAACGAGACTGTAAAAATTGCAGGCACCCAGAACATCACCACAGCAGTGAGTGGTGACACACTGACCATCACAGGACCAGATCTATCTGCATTCATCACAGCTGCATCCACAGATACACTCACCAACAAGACATTTGATGCCAATGGCACAGGCAATTCAATTTCAAACATCGAAGTTGGTGATTTTGCATCAGGAGAAATACTAGACGAAGACAACATGTCTTCCAACTCAGCCACCAAATTGGCCACACAACAGTCAATCAAAGCATACGTTGACTCTGTGGCAGGCGGCACTTTATCTTTGGGAGATTCAGCATCCAACTCAGGTTCAGTTGATGTGAATGGTGGAGACAATTTAGAATTCAGATCAGGTGATTCCATCACTGCAACTGTGGCAGGCAATGGTGTGACTGTGGGACTCAATGATGACATCACTGTGAATCAGATTGGTGCAAAAGATTCAACTGATATATCTGTGACATCACCCGTGCAACTGTCATCCACACTGCAGGTTGCAGGGGCCACCACACACAACGGAGATGTCACTGTTGCAGATGGCAAATATCTTTATCTAGGCAATGGACAAGATTTACGGATTTACCACACAGGCACAAATTCACACATAGAAGATCATGGCACTGGTGATTTGTATCTCAAAGCATCCAACAATGCTTTCTTCCAAGGCAAAAACACCAACCATGTGATTCAACAGTGGGGAGATTTTGGCGGTAATGGATTTACCAAATTAAGATATGGCAATGTAGAAGTTTTTGAAACTGTGTCAGGTGGAGTCAAAGTGTCTGGTGATGCAGAAGTTACAGGCAACTTAACTGTGTCAGGCACCACTACATATGTGGACACAACCAACTTAACAGTTTCAGATCCGCTGATCATTTTATCCAAAGGCAATTCAGGTGGTTCTGATGTTGATGCTGGATTTATGGTAGAACGTGGTTCTGCAGGCAACAATGCTGTGTTCTATTGGAATGAAGGTGATGACAAATTTAAGGCAGTGACTTCTACATCAGGTCACGATGCTACTGCCATCACTGACTCGGCCACAGCAACTATAGTGGCTGATCTTGAAGGTGATGTCACAGCATCATCAATCACAGTGAATGAAATTGCAGCTGCAGATTCCTCATCAATTTCCATACAGTCACCACTTCAATTGGATTCAACTCTGCAGGTGGCTGGCAATTCAACAATGAATGGAAATGTTAATTTAAGTGACAATAACAAACTACAACTGGGTGCATCACAAGATTTACAGTTATATCACGATGGTTCTAACTCTTTTGTTGACGATACAGGCACAGGTAATTTATACATTCGTTCTAATGCAATTAGAATCCAAAAATACACCAACGAAAATATGATCACAGCAGATGCTGATCTAGGTGTTGGATTATACTATGATAATGCATTAACTTTCCAAACTATTTCAGGTGGCGCAGAAGTCACTGGTGATCTCAAAGTTGACTCAATTTCTGCCAATGACTCTTCTGTGGTGTCAATTAATTCACCAATTCATGTCGACACAATTTCTTCTTCAAATTCAACAGCCATTCAAATCAATGATGGTGTAAACATATCTGGCACACTGAGTGTGAATTCAATCGACGTGAATTCACTGACATCATCAGATTCCACAGGCATCAACATTGACGAAGCCAAACTGTATGTCAACGGTGCCTCAGTGCTGACAGCAGGCAGTGGCGGCGATGTTGAACAAACCACATCCACAGCACAAGTGTCAGATGTGCTGATCAACAATTCGGGCACTGTGTTCAGAATTCCATTGGCCAACATTGACATTTCATCATTCAACAATGACGCTGGTTTTGCCTCAGGCGGAGTTTCAGGATTTTCTGCATCAACTGTGACGTCATTTCCTGTGGAATTGGGAGATTCTGCTGCCAGAGACTATGGTGATGGTGAACCCAACGGTGTGGGCACAGGCACAGCAGAGAACACAGACGCATTTGGTGTTGCATTGGGCACCACATTTGATGCTATGGAACCCAATGGAAGTGTGCAAACCACTGATTTAGGTTCGGAGGAGGCCCACGTGGGTGCCTAATAAATAGTTAAATGCCAACAACAGTACAATTCAGACGTGGAACCACAGCACAGAACAATGCATTCACAGGCGCAGTTGGCGAAATCACCGTAGACACAGACAAGCAAACACTGATTGTGCATGATGGCACCACAGCAGGTGGCACGGCTTTAGTTGCAGAAGACAACAGCAATCTATGGTCAGATATAAACAATGCAGATGTTGACTCAGCTGTAGAAACCTTGGACACATGGGCAGTGGCCACATATAGAACTGCCAAGTATGTGTATGCCATCGAAAATGCTGCCAAAACAGAATATCAAGGTGGCGAAATCATTGTCACACACAACGGCACAGCATCGTTCCTCACAGAATACGCAGTGGTGCACACAGGCAACAATCATCTCATGACGTTTTCAACTGACGTGTCTGCGGGAAATGTCAATCTCAAAGCATCAGCACACGAACCCAATTCAAGCATTCGTTTGAAAAGACTGCTGATTGCTGTGGCTTAGACAATCAAATCAAGAATAGTTTGTAATTTGCCTTTGATGGTTTTGTTTTGCAGAGTTTTTCTCACACCTTCATGCAGAGGTTGTGGCCATGCATTGATTGATACCCATGCATATCCAGAATGTTCTGCATTCAAACGGGGCATGAATTCCTGTTCTACCACACACACAAAGGTGTGAAACTTGAAACGAGTGTCTTTGCTCACAAAAAGTTCTAATGGGATGGTTTTTTGTATGGTGGGTTGATGTCCAACTTCTTCCACAATTTCTCTCTGCAGTCCCTGCCATGGTGTTTCTGATTCAGTGGATTTGCCACCCACCATGCCCCAGGTGCCTCGTTGTTTGAGCAATCTATTTAAAAATAAGAATCGTTTGGTGGACTTGGCATAGAACAGACAGCCTGTGGCAGTGATTTCACTCATACATATATTTTATATTCTAAAACACAATAGACCAAGAGCCTGGCTCGTAAAAACCTTCGTATGATTTCACCCAAAAACCATTTGCTCCTGTCCATTTATACTGCACACCTGTGAGAAGGTTTGTGACATACTGTGTCTCAAGATATGAGGAAGAATCTGAAAACAGTGTGTTGGCATCAGCATCAAACACACGCACCCAGTTGCCTGCGGCATCTTTTTCAATGATGTCATTGGCAGATGCAATGGTGGTGCCCCAGGCAGCCGCAAAGTTTGGCACTGTGTCTGCTGTGATGTCACCATCATTAGATGCACGAGTGTCAGTTTCTGCCGCTGTCTTGCCGTCATTACTAATTTTAGAACCAATGTCTTCTGTAATGAGATAACGAGTGCCTTGTGGCACACCTGTGGGGTCAAATGTCAGTGGATTGATCACAGCATTCACAGGATTCAGTGTGTTGGTTGGCACTGTGTCAGAATCCACAGTGAACAGCATGGTGAACTCATCCTGTGGGTCAATGGCAATGGTGCCTTCCACATCCACTATGATGTCATCACCGTTAACATTAGTGGTCGATTGTTGTAATTTGATCTGTGAAAGTCCTGCTCTTACTGTTTTGGAATATAAACCTTCCAACTTGGTCCAGTTGACTTTGGCGCCATACTGTGACTGTGATTGAAACACTCTGTTGGCTGTGTTGGAAGCATGAGTTGTGGCAGTGGTTGAGTTGGCACCCAACAGTGTCATCTTGTTGCCCAATAGCAATAAGCCAAACTGTCCAGGTGTGAGTGTTTGTCTTGAAATTAAAGATTCACCCAGAATACCATCTGTGTCCACAGTGCCTGCATCTTCGTCATAGATTGACATGATGATTTTTTCAATCACACCAAGACGTTTGAGTTTGGCAGGTGGTGACAACCATATGGGTGTTCTGAATGTGAGTGTGGCCACATCAATTTCATCTGCAATGCCCTGTGGTATTGCACGTGAAGTAAAGTTCACATTGGTAAGTTCAACAAATGACAGAGAAGTCCAATCTAAAAAATTGTCTGTGGTTTGCAGTTCCAGTGCTGGATTAAACAGCACAAGGATTTGTTCAAGTATCTGTAGTTTTTGATCTGTGTTGGTTGAAAATATGTCTGCATTAAATGTGATTTCAAACGGTGTGGGCATGATGCGTTCAATGGTGTGTGACTGTCCTGGTGCACCTGTGTAGGATTCTGTGGTGGCATCATATTCACGTTCACGAATATTCTTTTTGTCTACATGATATGGATTATACATGCGTTCTCTGTCGTATCTTAAATCAGTGATGTAGCAAGAAATCTGTGGTGCCGGTATCAGTGTGTTTTCAGATCCCTTTTTGATGATCTGTGCCACCTGCCTTGACATGTCTCCATACTTGACTGGTATCTGCAGAGTTTCTGCAACACCTTTGGAATTTTTTCCTGTGACATATGTGAAGTTAGACATCATACGAATAAATTGTAGGATGTATCTTCTTATTTGAGCATCATAAAAATGTTGCATTAATTGTCCGCCTTTGGTTTGAGTAGTTGTGACAGAGCAACTCTTTCTGGAGTTGTTGTGCCATCATCCAATGAAGTTTGATTGGTGTTGTTGATGAATCCTGTTTTTTGTGTTTCACGCACCTGGCGCCAGTATGCTGTGGCTCCTGCTGTGCCTGGACGTTGACCTGTGGATGCTGTTT